CCCATCTGCTGGACTTGTTGTTTAGACATAGCCAATTGCATCTGAACCTGTGGTGGTATCTTAGATTTCTCGTCAATTTGACTCATTGGGTTGGCTGCAGCCAGTCTATCTGCAATTGTGCTTGCACCAGGGAAGTCCATATTACGAATAAACAAATCACCGGCCATTTGCATAAGATTTGGATCGGCAGCAAACAAGGGCATCATGGCAGTAACTGCTTCTTGCCGTTTGGAGTTGTAACCTGGGCCTGTGTCCATGACCACATCGTACTCACCGATAGTCACATCGTTCAATATCTTTTGAATGCCAAACTCGTCTGTTCCGGGCGTGTTGAGCTTAACTAGGTCAGGCTGGCCATCATCCCCAATAATACGCATTACACGCTCTGTATCGTAGATTTTGGGCACTAGATCAAGAATGATCTTCCCAATGTGTCTAATGGATCGGGTCAAATTGTCGTAGAAGTGGAAGTTTGTGATGTCCACTTGCTGTTGCTGACCATTCAATGCCTTGCCTGAGATGTTGCCAGTTGGTTGTTGGTTAGGATCAACAATCCCAATCACCGCTTGCAAGTCTTGGGATATAGCAGCACTAGCAGCCATGATACCGGCAGGGGGTGCTTCGGGTTGTATCCTAGTGGGTACAGGAGCTGGTACACCCTCGATGTCTTTTTGCTTGTATCTTAGGACTGGAGCAGACTTGACGTTGGCTTGTGCCCACTCATTTTCATGCCCCTCATCTTGACCTTCAGCCAGTAACCACTTGGGTTTGGGCGCTAGGGCAATACTTTCTGTCATGGAGGTTTGCCAGAAATTGTACATACGCTGTGGGTCTTTAGCCATACGCACTAGACCAAACTTTTTGCGCTTATTCTCAACAATTAACTGATGTCCGTAGACAGGAATGATAGGGATAAAACGACCAGGCCAAACGCCTTCTTCCAAGATTTGCATACCTGTGAGCTTTGCCCAGCGTATTTCTTTCTTAACTGTGTCTCTAGAGTCAATTACAAGGGCTGGATCGCCTTTATATTCATCTTTGTATACCTTACTACCATCAGCCAACAATAAGAGCTTAGTGGGCGTTCTAACTGTGTGGAAGTATTCAGCAATCCGAATATCCTCTTTCATTACCCACTCAGCGTTAGTGTCACCAGCCCCCCGCTGATTAAACTGTACGCCCTCGTCAGCATCTGGGTACATCATTGCAAACTGCTTTTTGCTGATGACTTCAGTAATCAATACCTTTTCAGCGTCTGACCCATCAGGCAATATGCTATTAGGGTCAAAATAGACAGTAAAGGGGTTCATGATGGACTTAATGTAGATTTCCTGATCAAAGGAATCCTCACGCACATAGTCTGTGCTTACCCTGATAAATCCCCAACCCATGCGAACTGTATAGTCTGCAGCGTTATCGTAGGCTTGGTCAGCGTCACTGTTGACTTCGATGTGCCTACAAATGCCGGTCAGAATGTCTGCCATTTTCTCATCAGACTCAGAATTAACGCCATGAACCTTAATTCTAGGGCGCTGTTGTCTAATGTTGTTAGTTACCTGTCTGCAATATGCGTCTATCTTGTTGATAGTTAGGCATGGTCTAGACTCTAAAGTGCGTGAGTTTTGAATCTCAACAGGCCATTGATCCCCAGCACTAAACCTTAAATCTTCAAGCGCTTCGGTTCGGTTCATCATATCGGCTTCTACACACAAGTGTAAAAAACCTTGGGCATCAGCTATCAGTTCACTAGATTCAAGATCATCTACCATAATTAACCCATCCAAGAAGATTGAACAATTTGAGACGCTTTCTTCACGACTTTCTTAGGTTCACTAATCATTAGTCCTATATACCTGAAAGCATCAGCACCATGACTATATTGATCGTGTAGTGGCGTTTTGCTAAACATTCCAGTCTCAGCATCGACCTCATACCTGTAATGTCTTAGCGCTTCTAGCCCTTGATGGCAGTTTTCACGATCAAAATAACAGTTGCTGAAGATAGTTCTAGCAGCATTGATTGAGTCAACAATAGGTACTTTAGGTACTATTCTAGTCTTATATCCTAAATTCCTAACAATTTCTTCTATACTTCGGCCATTTCCAGCCAAAGTTTTGTTCTCAGCATCGTGTGGTAGCCACAAAGTATCGTATAAATACCCAAAACCCTGCATTTTGTTCAGTATTGAGCTAATGGTTTCTTGGTTAGTCTCAAAATAGCGTACTAACCTGTTCTCCATGCCCACAAACTGCATAAACCAAATGGCAGTAGCATCAGACCATCCAAGGTCAAAAATGGCGTGTACAGGCTTTGTAGCGTCATATGGCACTCTAGTAATGCGCCCATCTATCTCAGCAAACTGCATCTCTTTGGCAAAGATAGCGCCATCTACTGTTTGCCTACATAAACCTTCCCAGACTGTGTTGTAGGCTTCTGGGTCTCTAGCTCTTAGCGAATCTTTCTCTAATCTTAGTGTCTCTGGAAACCAAGGGTTATCTGACCAGTTGACCTTAGTAACTACGGAATTTTCAGGGGGATTGAGAATGAATCTCTGATACGTTTCATCAGTCTCCAATTCTGGGTTAAAGGTGATCCATATTTCAGAATCCTCCTTACGAATCGTAGGTATCAAGGTGTTCCATGAAAATCTGCTGATGGTCTGTGCTTCTTCACACCAGCAAATGTCCACGCCCTCAACTGATTTTACGTTAGCAATGTTATTTTTCAGACCCACAAAAAAGAATTCTGTACCATTCTTACCTCGTATAGAGTTCTGGGTTATTTCGTAAAATGTTGACAAACCCAATAACTCGATCTGGTCACACAATAGCTTGTGTACTGAGTCCCTAATGGATGTTTGATATTCCCTGGCACATAAGACCCGCAGCGTGGCCATCGCACCTTTGATCAACAGGGCTTTGGCTACCCCATGAGACTTGCCCGCACCCCTACCACCATAGAGTGTGCGATAACGTGATTTGGTTGGATTGAATAGGCATGAGAGCTTCTCTGGAAACTCTGCCTTGCTTATCGCTTGCTGGACTTCATTCATTAGGCTTTACAAAACTGACCTGAATGTGTGGAATCAAAGGCGCACCGCCCTCACCAGTCAGCTCGATCTTGCTGTTATCCCGATACTTCTTGGGAAACCTTGCTGCCATACTGCGTGACCACAATGTGCCGTTCAGTTTAGGGCCGTCTTTGGTCTCCACCATATATGCTTGACACTGATCTTCCCACCACGCTTCCTCTAATTCTTTTGCTGTGGATAAGGAGTGCATAAATTGTGGATAAGTATCACGCCATAAGTAAATAGTTCTAAGAGCAACGCCTAATTCTTTAGCTATTTGTGTAACACTCTTACCCATAGCGCCCAACTCCTCAACCCTTTCACAAAAGGATTCTTGATAGTCAGTTGGGCGGCCTACTTTCATTGCTGTTCTTCTGTTGTTTCAGGTTTGGGTAATTGTGTCTGTGCTTGAGCTACTAGCTTGGCTACCATCTCTTGCATATCCCTGATCTTGTGTTCTAGGCTTGCAATGATTAGGTTTAGCTCTTGGGTTGTGTGATCAAATTTAAACATTACTTCTTGTCCTTTTTCTTAGTTGCAGCTTTCTTTTCAGCGTAGGCAATGGCCACGGCTTGTTTGATAGGTTTACCGGCAGCCACTTCGGTCTTAATGTTCTTTTTGAACGCTTCTGGCTTGGTTGATTTGATTAGTGGCATTTAACAATTCCAGTTCTTTAGTGATGCTTTGGCTCGTTCTGCTGGCCCTTTGGCGTTTTTGACCACGCCCTCCATCCTTGCACAAAAACTAGCCTTACGCCCCTCATCCTTTTTGGTTTTGGGGTTTGGGGCTGGTGCTTTCAAATGTGAACCATTCTTGGCGTTGTACTCAGCTCTGCCCTTAGCAGTCATGCCAGCGCCAGAGTCTGTGGGATTGTAGGTTTTACCCTTTCCCACAGTCTTGTGCTCAATTGGTTTATCGTGCTTTTTCATTTCTTTGCAGTTTTAGCGCTTTGTACAAATGCTTTGGCAGTGGGCGCTCCTTTAGAACCAGGCTTACGCATATGTTCTACTTTCTCGCCTTTTGCCTTTTCTTCTTTGATACGCTCTTGCTTGGCATGAATGTTAGCGTATAGACCGGGTTTACTCGCCATCGTCTTCCACCTCGTCATCTTCCCAAATAATGTCATCTTCAACAAATGCCATGATCAGGTCAGCTAGTAGCACCCACTCAGTGTCATCTGCGCCAATTTGCTCAATAGCGTACTGGGCAACTTGGTAACGAAAGTCTTTGTCTTCTTGATCTACAAACATGATTAATTCTCCACAACAGCGCAGATATCTGCTTCTTGAATGATTTGATAGTCTTGACCATCTACTTTGTGAGTAGGCCAGTTAAGATAATCGCCATTGCCATATTTAATGAAGTCACCGATCTGTACATCTAACACCAATGGGCCGATAGCCACAATAGTGCCCTCATTAAATGGCTCTTTATTGTTGACGTAGATTATGTCAGAGATATTGCGAACTTGGGGCTTCACAACCACCCTGTCTCTCAAAGGTTTAAACATTGTGGCGTGGCCTTCCTCTGCGCTTAGGTTCTTCAGTTGTAA